TACACGGGACAGCGTATTTCGACTCATGCCATTGAATGGCAAATTCAACAATATGGAAATCTGTCTGACGCACTAGCCTACACCTATCAGCAAGACGGGCACAGCTTTTATGTTTTGATCTTCCCAAGTGCAAACACGACTTGGGTTTACGATGTGGCAACCGGGTCATGGCACGAAAGAGCCGGCTGGAATAACGGCTTATTTACTAGGCATCGAAGCAATTGTCAGATGGCGTTCAACAATAAAATTGTTGTCGGAGATTACGAAAACGGGAAAATTCACGCCTTTGACTTGAACACTTACGCTGATGATGGTCAGATTCAAAAATGGCTTCGTAGCTGGAGAGCACTCCCAACAGGTCAAAACAACCTGCGCCGCACGGCCCAGCATTCACTCCAGATAGATCTAGAGTCTGGGGTTGGTTTAAATTTAGGCCAAGGAAGTGACCCAGAAGTGATGTTGCGCTGGTCGGATGACGGCGGCCACACTTGGTCAAACTATCACACGGCACCCATAGGAAAGATCGGAGAGCACTATAAAAGAGTGTTCTTTAGACGCCTTGGCATGACTTTAAAGCTCAGGGATCGTGTTTACGAGTCATTGACCAGAGAACGGGGCTGATTGATCGTGCTTGGTACTTGTTTTTTTTGTCTTTGTTTTCAATTGCGCAGTCTAGCGAAGATTGGAACAAAGGGTCAGACGTTAATTCATTATTGGCGTCTTATGATTCTGCTTTACAGAAGCTCTCTGAATTTGTAGAAACCAAACCAATTCAAGAGTTGCAATCGCAAATTGCAGAATTAGAAAAACAAGTGGAAGGGTTGCAAATGAATCCTCCACCTAGACATTTTAAGAGATCACGTTACGGTCAATTTCTTGACACAACGACACAAACTGCTGCCGCAATTAACACCGCTTACGCTATTACTTACAACACAACAGATGTTAGTAATGGTGTTTATTTGGGGTCGCCTTCATCTAGAATTTATGTAGATGAAGAATCAATTTATAATTTTATATTTAGTATTCAGATTGATAAAACTGCCGGCGGTGTTGGGGCGTTTTGGATATGGCCTAGCGTAAATGGAACAGATGTCCCAAACAGTGCTAGTCAAATGAGAATTCAAGGCAACAACGCGGAAATTTTTTCTGCCGCTTGTTTTTTTCTTGAGTTGGCCGCCGGTGATTATGTGGAATTTAAATTTGCAGTGGATGACACAACCGTGGAATTGAAAAATTTCCCAGCCTCTGCTTTTTACCCGGCAATTCCGTCAATCATTGTGACCGTAACCAACAACATTGAAGGGGTTCAGTAATGACCGTCACTGTAAAAGTTCTCATCCCCGCCAAGACGGCTGAAAACTCTCAGACTACGCAATACACCGCAACCGGTGTCACAACAATCATTGACAAGTTTACGGCCACCAATTACAGCGCCACGGCGGCAACAATTTCTGTAAACTTGGTCACAAGTGCAGACACGGCTGGGAATCAGAACTTGATCACTAAGTCCAAGACCTTGCAGGCTTCAGAGGTTTACACCTTTCCAGAGCTAGTTGGCCAAGTGCTTGCCCCTAGCGGATTTATCTCAACGATTGCAGGCACCGCTTCTGCTATCAACATTCGGGCCAGTGGGCGGGAGATCACATGATCGTTAGGCGAGCAAATGAAAGTGATGCTGATGGCTACACAGAAGCCGCAGCAAAGTTTCATGCTGCTTCGCCAATGCATGGTGTTATCGCCTTCGACAAACCAGGTTATAAACAATTTTTCCTTCAATCGTTAGCTAACGATTCAGTCGGGGTTTGGCTTTGTGAAGTTGACGAAAAAATTGTTGGGATTTGTGGCGCGATCGCTTACCCCTTGTACTTCAACCCTTCATCGTTGGTAGTTCAAGAGCTGTGGTGGTGGCTTGACCCCTCAGAAAGAGGGAGCGGAGCTGGTTCACAAATGTTCAAAAACATTGAACAATGGGCCAAAGCAAAGAACGCAAATGCTTTGTTTATGATTGCCCTAGAAGACGATCGAGCCCCCAAAATGGAGCGGCTCTACTCTAGAGCAGGGTTTAGGCCAATGGAACGAACTTTTATAAAAGAGGTGTGATATGGCAATTGGCACAGGAGCAGCACTTTTAGGCAGCGCCGTAATTGGAGGGATGGCGTCAAGTAAGGCTGCAAAGTCTCAAGCTGACGCCGCCAATAGAGCAGCTCAACTAGAACGTGAAATGTTTGAGAGGCAAATTGAGCTTCAAGAACCTTTCAGACAAGCTGGGCTCACGGCTCAACAAAGGTACATGAACCTTTTGGGGCTCTCTCAGGCTCCCACGGCACGCACAGAACAAGAAATCCGAAATGCTTTAGCTGCTCAATACATGCAGCCGGGGATCGGTGAGGGCGGAATTCAGGGAGTTGATGAGGCTGGCCTATCCGCAGCAGTTCAAGCGGAAATGGCTAAGGATGCTCAAGCAAGACAAGAATATGAAGCTTTGAAGGCTTCGCCGGAGTTCGGCAAGTACACGCGCGACTTTGGGGTGCAAGACTTTGAGCAAGATCCTGGATATGCCTTCCGCATGAGCGAAGGTTTAAAGGCGCTGGATCGTCAGGCGGCTGCTCGCGGCGGCTTGATCTCTGGAGGTGCTTTAAAGGCTTCTCAACGATATGGGCAAGATCTTGCAAGCCAAGAGTACATGAACGCCTTCAATCGTTATCAGACCAATCGAGCGAACCAACTTCAGCCGCTGGAATCATTGATGGGTCGAAGCCAAACAGCCGCTCAGCTCCTTGGTACTGCTGGCCAAAATTATGCATCGGGGGCAGGCCAAGCGTTGCAAAATGTGGGCATGGCAAAAGGATCCGCATACGTTGGCGGAGCAAATGCGTTGTTAAATGCAATTGGCCAATACCAACGAGCCGGCGGATTTAATAGCCTTGCCCCAGGTGGTTCAAGTACATATTATGCTCCGGACAATATAGACATCGGCGGCGGCATGAATCCTATTAAATACGGATAAAGAAAACGATCATGGCAAAATCATTCCCGTTGGCGCTTCAAGTGCAAATGCCTGAATTTACTACGCCTCAAGAATTTGAGGCTCAAAGGCTTGGGCAAGAGCGAGCAAGGTATGCAAATGAGTTGGCAAAAATGCAAGCTCAAGAAAACAGGCGCAGCCTTCAAGAGCAGGAACAGGTTAGAAATTACCTGTCTGGCGGCGCAAACTTGACTGCTCCAGAAACTGTAAAAGGCTTATATGGTTTTGGCAAAACTGGCGCCGAAATGGCTCAAAGAGTCATGGCCGCAAAGAAAGAAGAACGCGAAGCGGCCAAGTCTCAAGAAGACCTAATGTCCAAAATTCAATCCAGATATTTGAATCAAATTGGATCAGCGCATTCTTTTAAAGAAATAGCAAACATTTATCAAGGAATGTTCAATGATCCATTGGTTGGCCCAATGCTTAAACAATCCGGAAGGGATGTTAATGTTGGGTTAAAAGCTATTGAACAAGCTCAAAACTCGCCTGATCCAACAACCGCATTTAGAGATTTGCAGCTCCGAATGGCTAGTGGCGTTCAAAAATATCTTGAAATGAGCAAGCCAACGGTCATGCAGCAAGGAAATAGACTTGTTTCAGTTGAACCAATTTCTGGGCGTGTTGGCGTTGTTCCTGGTAGCGAGTACGAGCAACCTATTACTCCATATCAAAAAGAGCAGATGGTTCTGCAAAGAGAGCTTGCAGGCCAAGGCGTTTCATATCAAACAGATGCCCAAGGTAACATTATTGCTTTGCCTACAAGAGTAACTCCGGGAGTTCCTCCTGTGGCAAAACCTGTAACTGGAGAGGGCGGCGGACCTATTAAAGCAAAACCAACTGCTTTTGCCGAAAAAGCAGAGGCTCAAAGAAAACAGATGTCTAGAGACATTACTTTGGCCATAACTGAAATTGAAGATGCTATTAAGCCCGGCGGATTGCTAGAAAAATCCACAGCCAGCGGATTAGGTAAGAGGTTAGACACTGGCCTGGCATTCTTTGGAATAGATACAGAAGGCGCTAAAGCGGCGGCGTCGTTAAAACCGATTGCTGATCTTGGGTTAAAAATGGTTCCAAGATTTGAAGGCCCTCAGTCTGACAAAGACACCCAATCTTATAAAGAAGCCGCTGGGCAACTTGCCAATGAAGCTTTGCCCATTGAGACAAGAAGAAGTGCTGCAAAAGTTCTTGTAAAGTTAATGAAAGCCAGACAAGGACAATTTGTCAATCAAGCAATGGCTAATGAGGGCATTGCCCCGGCTGGGGAAGTTTCGGCCCCCGCAGCAGCGCCAACAAACCGTCCATCTCTAAACGATATTTTCGGGGGCAAATAATGGCCACGTCAATTCAAGAAAAGATCACTAAAGCAAGAGACGCGGGTTACAACGATGACGAGATTGTTAAGTTTCTTGGGGAGACCCCTGACTTTGGGCCGAAGTTAAAAACTGCTATTGATGCAGGCTACAAGCCTGATGAGATTTTAGGTTACCTTTCTCAGCCCACTAAAACAGTTTCCGAAGGCATCCCAACTCAGCGTCGAGTTGACTTTGCTTCAATGACCCCGGAAGAACGGAAACAGGCAAAATTTGCTACTGTGCAAGCAACTAACCCATTGATTGAAGTTGCAGCGGGCGGTGTTCGTGGCGCTGGATCTATTGGCGCAACAATTCTTAGGCCATTTGAGACGGCGGAAGAAAATGTGCAGCGTCGTCAAGCAATGGACGAAGCATTGCAACAGTTGACAGGAGCTAAGCCTGAGTCTTTTGGGTACAAAACCGGAAAAATTGGTGCTGAAATTGCTGGAACTTCTGGGCTTGGTCGTTTTGCTGCCAACGCTTTGCGTATGGTTCCTGGAGCCTCAACAGCAGTTCCAAACTTTTTAAATGCACTTCAAACAGGCGGATTCGGAACAGGGAAAATTATTCCTTCCGTTGCTGCTGGTGCAACTGTAGGCGGCGCTACAAGTGGCCTTATTAATCCTGAAGATGCTGGAACAGGGTCATTGATTGGGGGCGGACTTCCATTGGTTGGTAAAGGTGTTCCCGCTGTTGTGGGAGCCGTTACGCCAAATGTTGTAAAAGAAGCGTTTGCAGCAGGCAAGCAAAACGCAACTACTTTTATTGACAACTTGAGAAAAAATGTGCCTGTTGATGATGTTCTTGATGTATTAAAAAACGGCATCTCTCAGATGAGAAATGACGCATCGGCATCTTATGCGACTGCAAAAACTGGATGGGCGGCAAACACAAAACCATTAGATTATTCAAAGGTTAATGCCGCGATCAATAAAATTGACCAATCAATTACTCATGCTGGCAAATCAATTATTGGGTCAGATGAGCAGAAAATCATTTCTGAAGCAAAAGATGCCATTGCGCAATGGAAGGTAGATCACCCAACGCCTACAGCCATTGATTTAGACGCTTTAAAACGTAGATTGGATGCAATCTACCCAGAAAGCGGAAAACAGACGCAAGCAAAAAGGGCTCTATCTGAATTTGAATCGTCTGTAAAACAGACAATTGTTGATGCTGTTCCAGAGTACAAAGATGCAATGAAAGCCTACGAAACTCAGACTAGGCTTATAAGAGAAATCAGTGACGCTTTGGGTGGAAGCGATAAGATTAAAAAAGAGACTGCACTAAATAAGATCATGCAAGCTCTTAAACAGACGCCTTCCGGAGAGTACAAGCAAGCATTGATTGGGCAACTTGAATCTCAAACAGGGCAACAACTTAAGCCTGCAATTGCAGGTCAATTGATGTCTGATGTCGTTCCTCAGTCCTTAACAGGCAGAGGTGCGTTGGGGCTTGGC